AAAGCGAGTTCCACCCCGTAGGGTCTTTTCCTTTCTACCTACGGGGTTTCCCCTACCTTGTGCAGTAGAATAAAACTATGGCTGAGTGTAAGCACCGCCTGTTTTCAGTTCTGAGTAAGCTCGGCTGATGTTCAACTAACTAATAGGAGAAATGCCAAATGTCACAGTCCTTTATCAAGGCACAGGCAGAGGCTCGTGCAAAGGCGTGGGAAGAAGCTAAGGCCCTTCTTGACACAGCTGCTGCTGAGAAGCGTGATTTGACCGCTGAGGAGACTCAGAAGTTTGACCGCATCAACGCAGAACTAGACGAGCGTGCTGCTGCAATCGAGACAATCCGCAAGGTAGAAGAGCGTGAGGCTAAGGCCGTTGCTGCTGCTTCTGACTTTGCCGTAGCTGAGACTGCAAAGTCTGACTACGACTATGTTCGTTCCCTCGCAAAGGGTGAGATTCGCTCTCACAACTTTGAGACTCGTGGAACTCTAACCCCAAGCAACTCTTCTGGTGTTGTGCCACAGTCCTTCGTAGCTCGTGTCTATGACCTTGCTCGTGAGGTTGGCCCAATGCTAGATGTTGCAGAGGTATTCCAGACCCAGTCGGGCGAAGATTTGAAGATTCCAACTTTGACTGCCTATGGAACCGCTGCTTACGAAGCTGCTGGTGCTGAGATTGACGAGTCAGAGCCAACCTTCAGCTCAATCACTCTAGGTGCAAAGAAGTATGCATTCCTAGTTCCAGTTGCTCGTGAGCTAATCGAAGACGGCGGCGTAGATGTCGCTGAGGTTCTAGCTCGTGCAGCTGGTAACTCAATCGGTGTAGCTGTGAACGCAGCTCTAACCACTGGTGCTGGCGGAGCTTCTGCTCCAACCGGAATTATGACCGCAGCAGGAACCGGAGTTTCCGGAACTATCGCTGGCGGTCTATTCACCGCAGACCAACTTATCGACCTTGTCTACTCGGTTGATGGGGCTGTGAGAAGGTTGGGACAGACCGGCTGGCTAATGAGCCCAACCGCAATCCGCAACGCTCGTAAGCTCAAGGACAACGATGGTCAGTACCTGTTCCAGCCTTCACTACAGGCTGGTCAGCCAGACTCACTACTTGGCTTCCGTGTCTACGAAAACCCAGCAGTTGCAGCAGTTGGTTCAGCTGCAGCTTCGGTTGGTTTCGGATACCTACCAAGCTACAAGGTTCGTGTTGCAGGCGGCCTACGAGTTGACAGAAGCGATGACTACAAGTTCGCAAACGACCTTGCAGTATTCCGCTTCTTGATTCGTGTTGACGGAAACCTGTCTCACCAAGACCACTTCAAGATTTTCAAGGGCTCGGCTGCATAGTCATCCCTAGAAACTCTGGCGAAACCCTCACCCAAAAGGTGGGGGTTTTTGCTATTGTGGGGGTAGAAAGGAAATTATGAAGCCAGAAAAATTAGACCTAACAATCACCCTATGGAGTAATTCTCCTTACCAGCCCACCGGATATGGATGGCAGTCAGGAATACTACTCGACTACTTAGTGAAACACGGAGTCAATGCAGCCCACCAATCTAACTATGGATTAGAGGGTAACAACTCCACCTATAAAACTGCCTATGGAGAAATACCTCATTATGCAAGAGGTTATGAACCAATGTCACAAGATGCTCTGGCAGTTTCCCATCAGCTTCAAGCAGCAAAGGCAGATTACAAAGATTACATCTTGACCCTTGGCGATGTTTGGACCCTCAAGCCTGAAGCTTGGCCCACGAAAGAATTTCCACGCATCTTGTCCTGGGTTCCGCTAGACCACATCTCAATGCCACCTGCCGTAAAGCGTTGGCTTGAGAAAGACAATGTAACGCCGATTGCAATGGCTCCTTTTGGAAAAGAGCAGCTGGAAGAAAACGGCATTGAGGGACATTACATTCCTCACTCCATTGACACCGTCTCGACTTTCAAGCCCACCGAAAAAATCGGCAAGCAGAACGCTAGAGAATTTCTTGGACTAAAAGACGATGACTTCTTAGTCGTGATGAACTCAGCTAACAAGGCAAACAAGTCAATTCACCGCAAGGCTTTCGCCGAAGCTCTAATGGCATTCGCAGTCTTTAGACAGAAAGTTCCAAACGCCTATCTCTACATTCACACCGAGCCAAAGGGAATCTACGGCGGCTACCATCTGCCACGACTAGCAGAAGCTTGTGGGTTGCCACTTGACTCAGTCATCTTCCCAGACGCAATAGATTACAGACTAGGCATTGACCCGAAAGACCTTGCAGGTTTCTATACAACTGCCGATGTTGCCTTGCAACTCTCACTTGGTGGTGGATTCGAGATTCCGATTATCGAGGCTCAAGCCTGTGGAACCCGTGTCATCGCTACCGACTGGACTGGGCCTAGAGACCTAGTCGCAGACGATGGGTTCAAGGTTTCTGGACAACTCTTCTGGGACGAAGCTCAGCTTGCCTGGTGGAAGACTCCATCTATTGCCTCAATCGTGACTCAGCTAGAGAATGCTTACGAGGTTTCCAAGTCGGAGGGAAGCCACTCAGAAACATCGAGAAAGTTTGCTCAGCAGTTTGACTCGGCAAAGGTCTGGAATCACTACTGGCTACCATTCCTAAAGGGCTTAGTTTGATTCTTATTGTTCCTGTCCTAAACCGCTACGACCTGCTTCAGCGGATGGTTCACAGCATTGACTACGAGATTTCTGACCTGCTGATAATTGACAATGGCAGGGCACTAAAAGAACTTGAAGTCCCAGATGTTGTAAAGCAAACACACATCCTGACTATGCCCGCTAATCAGGGCGTAGCTGGAAGCTGGAACTTAGGAATCAAATGTTTCCCATTTGAGCCATTCTGGACATTCACTTCGGCAGACAATCAGTTCCACCCTGGCTCGCTTCAAAAGCTAGCCGAGGCATCACGACCTGACACGCTGACCCTAAATTCAATCTGGCCTTATTATCAAAGCTTCAGCGTTGGGGAAAAGCTAGTGCAAGAGGTTGGATTGTTTGACGAGTCAATCTATCCAATCTACTTTGAAGACAATGACTATGAACGCAGGGTAACAAACAAGGGTTTCCCAGTTCTAAAGATTGACGCACCTGTTCATCACGACAACGCCTCGACAATAAATGACCCAACCACTGCAAACAGGAATGGGATTAGCTGGCCTTCTAATCAGGCTTACTATCAAACCAAATGCGACACCAATGACTTCTCAGAAGGTCGCTGGAATCTTGAAAGGATTAGGGCAAACAGTTGGCACAAGTAACAATCACCGGAGTAGCAGGATTCTTAGGCTCGCATCTAGCTGACCTATTTCTAGCCGAGGGCTGGAAGGTCAAGGGCATAGATTCCCTAATCGGAGGCTACTTATCCAATGTGCCCGCCGAAGTCGAGTTCTACCAGCACGACCTGTCTTGGGATTTAGAGCTAATGGAAGAGGGCTTTGTTGGCTCTGACCTAGTGATTCACGCTGCTTGCACTGCTTATGAAGGGCTGTCAGTATTCTCTCCAAGCTTGGTTGTAAAGAACACCGTTCAAGCCACGACTAACGCTCTGACCGCCGCTCAAAGGCAGGGTGTAAAGAAGTTCGTCTACCTATCCTCAATGGCTCGCTATGGAACGCTGCCAACTCCTTACACCGAGGAGATGACAGTTGCCCCACAAGACCCTTACGGAATTGCCAAGGTTGCCAGCGAGCTGCTTGTAAAGAATGTTTGCGAGACACACGGAATGGATTGGGTAATTCTTGTGCCGCACAACATCATCGGACCACGCCAGAAATACGATGACCCATTCCGCAATGTTGCCTCGATTATGACCAACCGCCTGCTTCAGGGCAAACCCCCAATCATTTATGGAGATGGAACCCAGATGCGTTGCTTTAGCTTTATTGACGATGTTATTGAGCCTCTTTACACTGCCTGCCTCGATGACTCCGTTGCAGGCGAGGTAATAAACATCGGGCCAGACGAAGAGGCAGTGACAATAAATGAACTGGCTGAAAGGCTTCAGAAGATTATTGGAACAGACTTCGAGCCAATCTATACTGGGGGCAGACCTCAAGAGGTAAAGATTGCACTCTGCTCATCCGACAAAGCCCGCAGGCTTCTTGGCTATGAGACCTCGACAACTCTTGACCAGGGGCTCACTGACCTTGTTGACTGGATTCGGGACAGGGGAACAAAAGAGTTTGAGTATCACCTGCCCATCGAGATAGTCTCTGACCGCTTGCCTGACACTTGGTCGAAGCGGTTGTTCTAAAGGTAGAATAGGGGCAGGAGAAAAAATGATTACCAACGGCTATGCCACACTAACTCAGGTCAAATCAGCTATCGGCATCGCAGATGGGTTTGACGACTCTCTGCTAGAGATGGCGATTGAATCAGCTTCTCGACAAATTGACTCTTACACCGAGCGTTACTTCTACAACGCTGGAACGGCTGTAAAGATTTTCGCACCTATTGATAACTGGGTTTGTCCGACCGAAGACTTCATCACTCTGACCAAGGTCGAAACTTCAGAAGATGGCGAAAGCTATGACACTGAGTGGACTTCAGATGATTGGCAGGCTGAGCCTCTAAATGGACGAGCTGGCGGGCTAGTGACTTCTTACACTCAGATTCGTGCAGTCGAGGATTATCTCTTCCCATACCGCAATGGAGAGGCAACCGTTCGCATCACAGGAACCTGGGGCTGGTCAGCAGTGCCAATCGCCATCACGCAGGCAACGGTCATTCTCGCTTCAAGAATCTTCAAGCGTCTGGATTCCCCACTGGGAATCATCTCAGGCGAGCTTGGCTCAATGAGAATTGGCTTCCGTCTTGACCCAGATGTGCAGCACCTGATTGACCCCTACCGCAAGATTGCGATGGCCTAATGGCAAGCATCACCGAGCTGAGAGAGGGAATCGCAGCTAACCTTGCGACCATTCCTGGACTCAGAACTGCCGCTACTATTCCCGACAATCCGTCACCACCGATTGCGATTGTCTCTCTAAACCGAGTGCAGTATCACCAGGACTTCAAGCGTGGAATGACCGAGTATGACTTCTCGGTTCAAGTGGTTGTTGGCAGGGTAGATGAAAGAACTGCACAAAGAAGACTCGATGCCTACTGTTCAAGCGATGGAGAATCTGCTATTGGACTTGCGGTAGAATCGGATAGGACACTAGGCGGAAAGGCCTTTGACTGCATAGTGACCGAAATGACGAACTATGGCTCAGTGCTGATTTCAGATGTTACCTATCTGGCAGCCGAGTTCAATGTTCGTGTATTAGCTAGCTAACACATAGGAGAAAAATAAATGGCAAAGCAAGTCCTAACGGATGTTGTCGTTCAAATCAACGGAACCGCTGTTTCTCAGTCGGTGAACTCGGTTGAACTGACCACTACCGCAGACGCTATTGAGACCACCTCTTTCGGTGACTCCGGTTGGAGAACCTACAAGGGTGGCCTAAAGAGCGGCTCAGTAACCCTCAGCTTCCACAACGACTATGCGGCAACCGCACTGGACAGCGTTCTATACAACCTGTTCAACACTGTCGCAACTGTCACCATCGCTCCTGCTGGAACTCCAGTTGGAACCTCGACTCCAAAGTATGAGTTCACTGCTCTGATTGACAACCTCGCTCCTGTATCAGGTGCAGTTGGCGACCTAGCAGTTCAGAACCTAACTTGGACCATCACTGGTGCAGTTACTCGTGGAACCGCAGCCTAAATAACTAAATAGAAGAAAGGAAACCAAGTATGAGAA